CCGGCCGTTTTTAATTACCAACAAACAAATAACAGAACTAAAGAACCTTGCGTAGAGAGCTTACAGGAACCTTCATCATAGAGCCACGTGGCTGCTTAATAATGGCTAACCCGTCTTTCTTGTCAATACCCTTGAAGGTGAAGATACCTTCCACGTGGGTTGTTGTTACTTTATCACCTTTTTTCATATCCTTAGTTTTTAAAGTGTTTCCAAAATTTCGCCCTTTCGAGTATCACTACTTTGTCCGGGCTGACTTATATCTACTTGTCAAAGAAATGTTTTATCCATTGAACCATTTCCAGAATCCCATCCCCGTCTTTCTCGTAAGCCTCGATGCATTCCTTGCAAACGATAACCCCGTCAATCAACTCGCAGTCTTCATCATCTACCATCTCTCGACAAATCCTGCACTCGTCCTGTAAAGGAGCGTTACTTACTCCAGCGTTCCCGTGCCAAGGGCAATAGGGGTGATCCTCTGATCCGAAGGGTGCGTTGTAGTAGCTCATGACCGCCTAACCTTACGAATTCTCAAATACTCTATACCAAATCCCAGCGTCAAAACAGCACAAAATGCCGAAACGTACAATTGATGCGTGGCTGGCTCGCCCATGGGGGTCTTGCCGAATAATCCACCGATCAAGCTGACGACCGTGAGGATGAAGAATATTCTCGTGTATGTTTTCATATTACTTTGCACTTTTGAATAAACTTGTCAATAGATGCTTTCTCGTACCAGATTTTAGTACTGTTCTCGAATCGGTAAAAACTAATCAATGCCTTATCTCTCAATTCACGAATGAAATCCTCGGAACAATCAA